GAGATAGATTGGTGGGAACATCCACAGTATAAGTACAATGAAAAGTATGAGTGGTTGTACGAGCACATCCGAGAGAAGGACAAGAAGTATGATGTTCGGCGGTTTGAGGAAATTACCAAAAAGAACATTGGTCTTAAGCGTTGGAGGCAGGAGTACGAGAAGGAATTCCTAGGTACTGGATCCACCTATATTGATGGCGAATCTTTGCAGTTCTTGCACGAGAACATTAGCCATAAGTATGATACAAAATATCAGGGTCGCATGCGCGTATGGAAATATCCTGAGCCTTATTTTGATTATATTATGGGCGTTGATACCGCACTTGGGAGGGAATTAGATTATTCTTCCTTTATTATTTTAAATGCATATAATGGTGAACAGGTAGCCGAATTTTACTCTAATAAAACTTCAATTGACGAGTTTGCACAAATAATTGCCACCGAGGCAATGATGTATAATGTATGCAAGGTTATTCCTGAAAGAAACGGAATTGGTGCAAACTTGGTAAATGAATTGTTTGAAAGACAGGAATATGAAAACTTGTGGTTGGATGATCGAGGTGATTTTGGCATAAATATTACCTCAACCAACAATGAAGTAATGCTCGCAGAAATGGAAGAAGCATTGCGAAACAGGAAGATAACAATTAATTCCGAGCGTCTTGTTAAAGAATTATTGTCGTTTGAAATTAACAAAAACGGCAAAGTAGAGGCTACAAAAGGGCATCATGATGATTTAATTGCTGCATTAAAGCTAGCAGTTAAAGGATTGAATGTCTTGATAGAAAAATCTCCTGCATTGCTAACTAAGTTGAAAGCAAGCACCCCCGAGCCTCTTTCTATTTCTGATAGGAAGAGTATCTCTGAAAAACACTTTAAAGGATTATCCACAGAGGATGTTAAATGGATTCTGGGAAGAAACAAATAAACGAAATGGGCGAAACTGCGTTTGGAAATCCAAACTCCTCCGCAGCAGCAACACCTTGGTTTAACCCACTTGGTATTTTTGGCAAGTGGTGGGGCAGATACTTTGCTACTAAAGCTGCGCCATATGTGGCACAACAGTCGGATACATCTCAGCCAACTCCCATGCACCCCATGGGCGGCGATACCATCATTAATCCAAATGTTGTCACACAGTCTCCCGGCGGTAGCCCGTCGATAATCAGATCGCCATTTATTCCTGAACTTGAGAATAACCGTAAAAATAGGTATTCTCAGTTTGAATCAATGGATGAATATCCTGAGGTCGGTGCAGCGTTTGATATTTACGCAGATGATTGTACTCAGCGAGATCACAAAGATCGGCGTTGGCAAATAATGGCTAATTCACAAGCCACGATCAAAGAAGTTGAGCGGATGTTTAGAAATATCAAACTTGATCGTCATTACTGGGATATTACTAGAAACACAGTTAAATACGGTGATTGTTTCACAGAACTCGTAGTAGATTTAAATAACCCCAAGGCTGGAATCCAAAGGATAAAGATACTTAATCCTAATTACATAATTCGAGTTGAAAATGAGTACGGATACTTAACCGATTTCTTGCAAGAGATTCCTCAAAAGAACACAGGGTCTTGGAACTCGTTTGGATTCCAATCGACCTCCATGGAAAAAAGTTCTTACATTGGTTTAGATAAGAATCAAATAGTTCATTTCAGACTGCATACATCTGATCCTAAGTATTATCCGTATGGTAAGTCCATAGCAGCATTCGCAATTCGAGTCTTCCGTTCCTTGAAGTTGATGGAAGATGCCATGTTAATTTATCGCCTCTCGCGTGCGCCCGAGCGCAGGATATTCTACATTAATGTTGGTAGTTTGCCCACAGGAAAGGCTGAAGCTTTCGTTGATAAATTAAAACAAAAGTTCAAGAAAGAGAAATACTTTAATACGGCAAACGGCACTATTGATGAAAAGTACAATCCAATGTCTTTTGACGAGGACTTCTTCGTGCCTCACAGAGGTGATCGGGATACTAGAATTGAAACCTTGCCCGGAGCACAAAACTTAGGTGAAGTTGACGATGTTAAGTACTTTAGAGATAAACTACTAGCTTGTCTAAAGGTTCCAAAGGATTATATCGTAGAATTCGACAAATCCCCCGAAAGAAAAGCAAATCTATCACAACTTGATGTTAAGTTTGCTCGTGTGATCATTAGAGTCCAACACGAGATCGAAGTTGGTTTGGAAACCATAGCCAAGAGACATTTGGCTATTTTAGGGTATCCTCAATCAGAAATTAACTCTATCAAGATCAAACTTCCAGACCCGTCAGATATGTTCACAAAGCGGAGGCTGGATGTTGATGAGCAGCGAATTAGAGTTGTGCAAGCCATAAAAGGCTTGATGCTGTTCCCAGACGATTACTTGTATAAAGAGTATTTTAACTTAACTGATTTTGAAGTTAAAGAAATTAAAGACCTTATGAAAGATCAAATGGAAGAGCAGGCCCAACAACAGGCAGCAGCACAACCTCCTGCTGCACCGGGAATGCCACCTCAAGGATCCGTACCACCTAATGGGATCGAAGGCGCGGAAAATATCCCCCCAACACAAGCCCCAATGGAGTCTACAGAAAACTTAAAATTAATTAAAAACCAGTTTTTAATTGAGGAAAACTTAGAAAAAGTATTGATTTTGGACAGAATTATAAAAAAATATAATGCAAAATCCAAAAATACACCTAAATAGTTAGCTATATATAAATTGACAGATTGTAAAATCTTAGGAGCTTTATTATGTTTGATAATTTATTCGAGAACCGCAATAGAACTGTTTCTGATCTGATTAAACTTGGGGATTATCTTGGAAGATCCCTTAGAGAGAATATATCTATATTTAAAATAGATACGGAAGACCGTAGCGTCTGCTATGTGAGCGAGTCTAACAAGGTCATCGTTGGTAACTATACCCTCGGTGACCAACTTGCTTTAGATAACATAGTTGTGGAAGATGCAGAGGTCTTTGCCGACAGCAACAAGTTCGACAAAATGGTTGACGGCAAGATCTCTTCTTTTGTAAAAAACATTTACGAAGACAATCACAAGAATGCCAGATCAAGCTTTGATGACATCTTGTATTTGTGGGAATCTCGTTTAAAGTTTAAAAATGTGCAACAAAAACTTTTAGAAAAGTCTGCTAAGTTCAACGAATCAAATAATATTGTCGAAAGCCAAGAGTTCCAGCAGTTCCTAGAGATAGCTCCTGAGTTGATTGAATATCTAAAAGAAAACAGATCAAAGATAATAAAGATTGCTGATATAAAGAATGCCGTTAGATTATCACAAACCGTTTCTGAAGCTTTTAGCGTTCCTAAGATAGATTTTGATACATTGGAAGAAACCGGATCATTCAGCGTTGTTGAAGAAACAGAAAACTCCGTATACGAAATGATATGCAAGCAAGAGTTGATCAAAAAAGAACTCTTGGAACATAAGTCTAATTTTGATAGTGTTTGGGCCTCAAACCAAAAAATACAAGCTTTAGCAGGATTAATTTACTCAGATGAGGCCACAGTATCTGAAGCTCTAGTAGCTGCACTAGATCAAGTTCCTTACTTGGCTTTAGCTAGTAAAAAACAATTAACTGAAACCTTCAAGAACTCATTGAGCTTGAATGGAGTTAAGGATGTGAGCATTGGAGATATACAAAACTTTGCTTCTGCTGTGTTTGAAATGAAGAAACCCGCTAGACACGAATTAATAAAGCACTTGAATGAACGCTACGGAGTAAATGTACAAAATCTAAAAGAGCCAGCCAGCTTCCGCAGTTTACTAAACACTCAAGTGGTGATCTTTGAAACTCTGTGCAAAATATCACCAAAGGGAAGTGTTCAAAGAGAAGTATTGAGCAATCTATCTGAAATGCTCAAATCTAAAAATGGTGTAGAGGCCATAGATGTAAACGATGTAATACAAGAAGTATTCCAAGCGGCAGGATATGAATCAATTCAAGTCACCGAAAGCTTGGAAAGATTTTTAGACATAGAAAAATTAAAAATAGTTGGGGATATTTTAAAAACCATGGGGGGAACACCCGGAACACCCGCCCCCGCTCAAATAACTCCCCCACCCCCACAAGGAATGGATGATGATGATGTGTCCGTACCTGCCGGAGCTATGGCTCAAGGCGACGAGGAGGAAGAGGTTGAAGCTGAACAAGAGATGCCTGAGGAGGAAATGGGTGCCGAAGGAGAAATGGGCGCGGAGGAAGAAATGGGAGAAGTCCCACCACCAGCCATGTCTGACGAAGATCTAATGCAAAAGATGGCTGAATTAGAGCAAATGATTACTAGCCTCAGATCTGAAATTTCTGGGGATGAAGAAGGTTTAGACGCTGATCTTGACGACGAAGAAGGTGATATTGACGCAGAACAAGCAGAACTAGACGCTGAAGAAGATGAAATTGAAGCAGAGCATGAGGATGCTCATGAACAAGAAGACGAAGCTGAAGAAGAAGAAGAAGATGTACGAAATAGACAAAAAGAATTAGAGGCTGAAGAAGACGCTATGAAAAGAGGAGGTTGATCGTGGCTAATTCATTTCCCATAAGATTTAAACCGTTTTCAAAGCATCAAGGAATGTCCCAAAATACTTCAGTAAATTTTGAATTGACTGATACTTCGGGAAACTATGTTCAAGCTAATTATATTTGTGTTGCAATAGCAGGAAGTGTTAATGCTTCGGGGTATGTTGAAGTTAGTTTATCTTCAATAAATGGAGTAACTAAAAGTTTTGGTAATGATGCCTCAGGAACTCTTGGTGGTATAGTAGTCCCTATGGAAAAATTTGAAGTTGTGTTACCTACTCCAGTAACTTGTAGTTCTATAACTTTAACTCAAAGAGGTTCAGCTACATATACTGGTTTAGTTATTTACGGGGTATATAAAGAAGAAAATACATTGAAGTCTAGATCTAGATTTGGGGGTGTGTGATGATTTATGGGACTCTACCGTTCACAAAAATTCAAAATTTTAGCACTGCCGCAGCGACTACTTTTACTCAAATAACTTTAACAGATACATCTGGAACTCCAATTTTATGTAATTATCTTAAATGTTATATAGTTCCCAGCGGGGCTGGAATATCTACAGCTACCGATCAATTTACAGTCAGTCTCAGTGGATTAAATTATTATGATAAATTAGCAAATTTTACTAATGTAGGAACATCTGGAACGGCTGGAGTTATGCTTAGTTTTACTAATCCTGTCGTACTAGAATTTCCCAATTCTGAAGGAGTTAGTTCAATTGGTGTTACCAAACATTCTGGAAATACCTCAATGAATTTAGTTGTTACTTACGGCGTAACAAAAGCGCAAAATACTTTAAAACAATTGAATCTGTACCCCGGTGTATAATAATGTATGAGTGATTTTTTACCATTAGGTCTTGGTTATGATGGAGCAGGAGAAGTCTCTGGCTTAAGAGAAGCTACAACAGGGGACTTAATCCCTGAATCTCTATTAAATATTGCTAATACACTTGCAAAATGGGACGCAAGTGCATTACA